GACCTTGGCCTTACTGGCTTTTCCACCGAGGAGTGGGAGGCTTTGATTGCCGGCGAAGAGAAAACCCAAGACGGCTTGACCGATGAAGATGCGGTACCTGAGGTTACCGAGACTCCGGTCTCCAAGCCGGGTGACATCTGGGTGCTTGGTGAGCACAAGCTGCTCTGCGGCGATGCCACCAAGGCCGATGACTATCAGGCCCTGCTCGGCGAGGAATTGGTGGACATGACCTTCACCGATCCGCCCTACAACGTGAACTACGCCAACACGGCCAAGGACAAGATGCGTGGCAAGAACCGCCCCATCATGAACGACAACCTGGGCGAAGGGTTCGGCAGCTTCTTGTTCGATGCCTGCGACAACATCCTCACTCGAACCAAGGGCGCGGTGTACATCGCCATGTCCTCCAGTGAACTCGATACCCTGCAAGCTGCGTTTCGCGCTGCTGGTGGCAAATGGTCCACCTTCATCATCTGGGCCAAGAACACGTTCACGCTCGGCCGCGCCGATTACCAGCGCCAGTACGAACCCATCCTCTACGGCTGGAAGGACGGTGCCGACCACTACTGGTGCGGTGCTCGCGATCAGGGTGATGTGTGGAACATCAAGAAGCCCGCGAAGAACGACCTGCACCCCACCATGAAACCGGTGGAGTTGGTCGAGCGGGCGATCCGCAACAGCAGCAAGACCCGTGACCTGGTGCTGGATCCCTTTGGCGGCTCTGGCTCGACGCTGATTGCTTGCGAGAAGTCTGGACGCAGAGCCCGACTCATCGAACTCGACCCCAAGTACGTGGACGTGATCGTCAAACGTTGGGAAGAGTTCACCGGTCGCAAAGCCACCCGCCTGGGAGACCCAGCCGCCGACCCTTCTGACAATTCAGCCGAGTCTGGCGACGTAGCGACCGTAATCGCTGCCTGAGGGGTCTACAAAGAGGTACGGCCTTCCGGGTGCGTGGACTTCAACGCACAGGCGACCGTCCTCCCAGTACCCGCCTTTGCCGTCGAGCCAGTCCCGTGACTTGTAAAGGTGCCCTGCAAAGGCGTCGAATTCCTCAGCTGAGAGATCCCGGGTCTCGGTGATGTAGACGGCATCGTCGCCACTTCCAGCGATGTCTGTCAGGTCGGTGGGCTTACGGCCAAAGGGCAGCTTGATTCCAAGCTTTTCGACTCGAATCTCACGCCCATCGATGCGCAGGGTCATCGGGGTTCGTTCTACGGTGATGGTCATGCTTGGCATGTCGGTCTCTCCTGGCTGGCAATGCGGTAGGTGCGGGCACCACCGGACTCTTTGGAGGACTGGATGTCCAGTCCCAGTTTCTTTTTGAGTGCGCCAGCCATTGCGCCTCGGACCGTGTGCGGTTGCCATCCGGTAGCCTCGCAGATTTGGTCGATGGAGGCACCCTCGGCCCGCTTGAGCATGTTGATCACCGTGGCCTGTTTGCTGGTCTCCCGGGTTCGAACGGTTCGCGGCTCGACGACAGGGGGCTTGAGGCCCAATGCCTCGTAGCCGGCCTTGGTGACCACGGTCTCACGCTTCTTCTGTGAGATCAAACCGTGGCTCACCAGGCTTTCGATGGCTTTGGCCTTGGCGCCTCCCTTGAGGGTCTCGGGAAACCAGAGCACCTTGCCCTGCGTCTGAGCCAGGGCATGGGAGAGGATGGCGTGCTGGGTGGGGGTGAGTTTGTTGGACATGACGTCTCCTTTTCAGTTGGGGGTGTGGTTGCTGCTGGCAAGGCGTCCAGCTTCGAAAGCGTCGATGAGGGCTTGGCGGATTCCCCAAACGCTCACGTCGTAGAAGTCGAGTCGGTCGCTGTTGCGGGTCTCCAGCGTCTCGACAAAGAGATGCTCGGCAGCAATGCGTTGCAAGAGTTGGTCACGGGCTTGGGTGTTCATCAAACATTGCCCTCCAACTTGTGAATCTGGCGGGCTCGATCAAAGCCCACCCAGTTGCCTTCGAGGTCCAGGCCTCGAGAGGCGAGTTGCCAGACGGTTGAGGTCAAGTTCCCCAGCGGCGGCTGCGCTGAGGACTTTGGTCAGGGCGGTTTGGATGAACCCAAGTTCATCGACCGTGAACCTGGTGCTGCTGTAGGACATGGTGGCTCCTTGCGGGGGTGTTGATGACGTTCGTATGAACGCTCTTCTTCCCGATGAAGCCAAGTCATTTCAGAGCTTGTGTCGCTTATTTCTTGATCAACACCCCAACATGCCCAGAAGTGCCCCAACTCCCTGCCGTTACCCCGGCTGCGGGGCGGTACTGGCAAGCCCGGGCTTTTGCCCCCAGCACCGAGCCAGCGCGCACCGTGACTACGGGCGGGCCAGGCGTGGCTTTGATGCTGAGGTCGGCTTCTATCAGTCCAAGGACTGGCGGGCGCTGAGGGCCGCGGTGCTTCGCGAGAGCCCTCTGTGCCTGGCGTGTAAGGCCCACGGTCGCCTGGTTGCGGCTGGGGTGGTGGATCACGTGGTGCCGCTCAAGGACGGCGGTGCCCGCTTTGATAGGGCCAACCTGCAGCCTCTCTGCGTCTCTTGCCACAACCGCAAGACGGCCAGAGAGACTGCCGGCCGGCGCTAGACCCCCTTGCCCACAAGGTAGGGGGGTCGAATCTCTAAGGTTGGGAGGCGGCGATGCGCTCGCCTGCCCAAATTTTTCCGCGTGCAAATTGAAACAGGGGGGGATCCCCCAGGGATGGAACATTCATGGCCGGTCGTAAGCCGCTGCCGACCAAGGTCAAGCAGATCAAAGGGACGCTCCAGAAGTGCCGCACGAACCTGCGGGAACCCAAGCCCCAAGGGGATCTGGTCGATCCGCCAGATTACATGCCCGAGGGGGCCAAGGCCGCTTGGCGCTATGCGCTGGAATGCGCACCGCCCCATCTGCTCAAGCGCCTGGACATGTCGGTCCTGGAAATCTGGGCCTGCGCCGCAGACCTGTACCGCAAGGCCCAGGCAGGCATCGCCAAGACTGGCTTGCTGGTCAAAGCTCCCAACACGGGCGTGCCGATGCAGTCACCTTACCTGGCCATTGCCAATAAGCAGGCTCAGATCATGACCAAGGCCGCCACGGAGATGGGCTTCACCCCGGCTTCGCGCTCCAGAGTCGCATTGCCGATTGAGTCTGCCGAGGACGCTTTTGACCCCTGGGCGGACATTGCAGGTTGATGGACACATCGAATTACGCGGTGGCTGCCAAGCGGTACGCCGAGCAAGTGGTGTCTGGGGAAATCCTGGCTTGCCGCTGGGTGCAGCGGGCCTGCCAGCGACAACTTGATGATCTTGCCAAGTTCAAGGGCAAAGCCAGTCCGTACCTTTTCAACCCCAAGCTCACGGACAAGGATGGCAGGAGTTGGGGCCGCTAGCGGGCGAGCCGATTCACCTGGAGCCCTGGCAAGCGTTCATCCTGACGACGGTGTTCGGATGGGTCAAACCCAATGGCACGCGGCGTTTTCGGCGCTCGTACATCGAGGTGCCCCGGGGTAACGCCAAGTCGACCCTGTCGTCGGCCGTGGCCCTCTACATGTTGGCTGCCGACCGAGAAGGTGGCGCCGAGGTGTATTCGTTGGCAACCACGCGAGACCAGGCACGGATCGTCTTTGGCGATGCGCAGACCATGGCCAGGCGCAGTCCGGGATTTCGGCGCAGGTTTTCGGTGGAGGTCGGCGCACACAACATGCACGTGCTGGCCTCAGGCTCCAAGTTTGAGGCCCTATCGGCTGAAGGCTCCACCCTGGACGGTCTGAACATTCACTTCGGATGCGTGGACGAGTTGCATGCGCACAAGACGCGGACCGTCTATGACGTGGTCGAGACGGGCACTGGCAAGCGAGACAACTCGCTGCTCTGGGTGATCACCACCGCAGGCAGCAACCGCTCGGGCATCTGCTACGAGGTACGGACCTTTGTGACCAAGCTGCTGGACGGCGTGTTCGAGGATGACACCCAGTTCGGGATCATCTACGGCTTGGACGACGGCGACGACTGGACATCCGAGACTGCGCTGATCAAGGCCAACCCCAACTGGGGTATCTCGGTACGGCCGGAAGTCCTGGTGCCGCTGCAGGCCAAGGCCATGCAACTGCCCAGTGCGGTCAACAACTTCAAGACCAAGCACCTCAACGAGTGGGTCAACGCGGATACCGCCTGGATGGACATGCGGGCTTGGGATGCCTGTGGCGACTCGACCCTCGACATCGAAGCCTTCACGGGCCAGCCTTGCTGGATCGGACTGGATCTGGCCACCAAGACGGACATCGCCGCGTTGCTGCTGGTGTTCCTGCATCCTGAGATGGCGGACGCCTACGTGGTCTTTGGCAAGTACTACCTGCCCGAGGAAACGGTAGCCGCCGCTGGCAACAGCCAGTACGACGGCTGGATGCGCACTGGGCGTCTGACCGTGACGCCTGGCAACGTGATCGATTTCGGCTGGATTGAGGCAGACCTACTGGAGATGGCCTCGCGGTTTGAGGTGCAAGCAGTGGCGTTCGATCCGTTCCAGGCCACGCAACTCTCGACCCGGATGCTGGCCGAAGGCCTGCCCATGATCGAAGTCCGTCCGACGGTGCTGAACTTCAGCGAGCCGATGAAGACGCTTGAAGCCCTGGTGCTTCAGAAAAAGCTCACCCATGACGGCGACCCGGTGCTCACCTGGATGGCCAGCAACGTGGTGGCGCACCTGGACGTCAAAGACAACATTTACCCACGCAAGGAGCGAGCAGAAAACAAGATCGACGGCATCGTGGCACTGATCATGGCGCTCTCTCGGGCTATCAAGCCCGGGGAGAACGTGGTGCTGGGATCCGACTACGAATTGATGCTGCTTTGAGCAAGTTGGCCAGAGCGTTTTCTGACATTCACGAATGGGACTACTGAACTTCTTTGACCGATTCCGGGCGTCCAGCGATGACAGATCCAACTGGGGAGACTTTTGGTTTGAGCCGGTCTCTACCCGGTCGGCAACGGGTCTGCGCGTCTCGCCTGATGGGGCGCTTCGTCTTTCGGCGGTATATGCCTGCGTGCGCATCTTGTCGGAGACGATGGCATCGCTTCCGATCGTGCTGTATCGAAAGCGCGAAGACGGCGGCAAAGACCGGGTGATCGATCACTGGCTTTACCGGCTTTTGTGCCGGCGGCCCAACCGGTATCAAAACCCGTTTGAGTGGCGAGAGATGCTTCAGGGCCACCTTGCGCTCAGAGGCAATGCCTACTGTCAGATCATCACCAACCCTCGTGGCGAGATCACCGAGTTGTTGCCCATCCATCCCGACCGGGTTCGCGTTGAGGTGATGCGCTCAGGCGAGTTTCGGTACCGAATCACTGATCGCTTTGGGGATGAAACCGTCCTTGCCCGAAGCGCCGTCTGGCACCTGCGAGGGCTATCGTCTGACGGCGTCATGGGCATGAACCCGATTGAGCTTGCACGTGAAAGCCTCGGGATCGCGCTCGCTGCGCAGGACTATGGGTCACGCTTTTTTGCCAATGATGCAAAGCCATCGGGTGGCTGGATTGAGTTTCCGGGCTCCTTCAAAGATCCCGAGGCTAAAAAGGTCTTTCGCGAGTCCTACCAAGCGGCCCAGTCTGGTGCCAACCGCGGCAAGGTGCTGGTGCTTGAGAACGGGATGAAGTTCCATGAGGTGGGCGTGACCAACAAGGACGCCCAGTTTCTTGAGCTTAGAAAGTTCCAGATCACCGATATCGCTCGGCTATTTCGGGTGCCGCCCCACATGATTGCCGACCTGGACCGCGCCACGTTCTCGAACATCGAGCAGCAGTCGCTCGAGTTCGTGATGCACACCATGACGCCCTGGGCCGAACGCTGGGAGGCATCGATCGAAGCAGAACTTCTGCTCGATAACGATCCGCTGGAGATTGAGTTTGACTTTGCCAACCTCATGCGCGGTGATGCAGCCAGCCGCTCGGCCTACTACCAAAGTGGCATTCAAAACGGCTGGCTTACGCGTAACGAAGCGCGGATCGCCGAGAACCTGAACCCGATCGACGGATTGGACGAGCCGCTGCGGCCATTGAACATGGTTGAGGAAAACCACGCCGACAAGGCTGACCCAGAAATCCAACGGAATCGCCAGCGTCCAGCTGACGCGTCCGAATCCGACTCAGACGAATCAGACCACCCAGGCGCATCCGATACCCCGATCCACCGAGGAACCTACCCATGAATCCATCCCTGCTGGTCGCTGAATGTCTGGCCACCCCCTGGGCGCTGATGCCAGAGCGCCTTCATGCGCTGGCAAGCGTTGTCACCCGCTGGTCGGTAGGCAATGCGGCTGACCCCGACACCCTCAAACAAATCGAAATTGACCGCGTTTCCCGCGAGATCCGCCGCGCATCCAGCGCTGCGCCTTCTCCAGGTGGAATCGCCGTTCTTCCTCTTTACGGGGTCATCACCCAGCGCGGCAACATGGTCGATGCCGTCTCGGGCCCAGGGATGACAAGCACGCAGCAGTTTGCTGCGGCCTTGCGTGAACTCGTTGCCGATAAGAGCGTCAGCCAGATCCTGATCGACATCGATAGTCCTGGCGGCAGTGTCTATGGGGTCTGCGAACTGGCCGACGAAATCATGGCGGCGCGGGCGCAAAAGCCCGTGGTGGCCATCGCCAACTCACTGGCCGCCTCTGCGGCCTACTGGATTGGCTGCGCCGCCAACGAGTTCTACGTCACCCCTGGGGGCGAGGTCGGGTCGATTGGCGTGTGGCAAGCACACCAGGACTTCAGCCGAGCACTTGATGAGGCCGGTGTCACCACCACACTCATTTCGGCAGGCAAGTTCAAGGTTGAGGGCAACCCCTACAGCCCGCTCGACTCAGAGGCGCAATCGTTCATGCAGTCCCGGGTGGACGAGTACTACGCTGCATTTGCCGAGGCCGTCTCGCGTGGCCGGGGGGTACCGATTTCGCAGGTCCGGGATGGGATGGGTCAAGGCCGGGTTGTAGGCGCGCAAGTCGCTCTTGAGCAAAACATGGTGGATGGGGTTGCCACGCTTGAGGACGTGCTCAGTCGAATGCAAAAGCGCGATAGACAAGGCCCGCCCGGTTCGAGGTCGCGTACTGCTCAGATCGATCGCGCGCGTGCGGATCTTGTACTGCTGGGATAAACGACCATGATCAAGGCTGATATGCGTGGTGCGATCGAGCGTAACTGCGGGCCTCCGCGCATGGTTGCTTCAAATGAGTAGCCCCTAAGGGTAATCCTGTCGATTCATTTTTGCCGCCACACCTGTGGGTGTTGGGCGGCTTTGTTTTTTTCTGGAGATCCAAATGAGTAAACAACTTCGTGAACTGCAGGCTCGCAAAGCGGGCCTGATCAAAGACGCCCGCGCGCTCACCGATGCAGCAGCTGCCGAGCAGCGCGATATGAATGAGGAGGAGATGAACGCCTTCGATGCCTTGAAGCTTCGAATCGAAGCGGCGTCAGCGGCCATTGACCGTGAGTCGGCGCTGATTGCGGAAGAAGCCCGGATGGCCATGCTGCCCGACGATTCGGCGCGCGGGTTCGTGACCGTCACGGACAACCGGGAGGCAGACCCCCGCCACGGATTCAAAAGCGTGGGCGAGTTCCTCAAAACGGTCTGCCATGCGCAAAAGCCTGGCAATGGCATCGATGAGCGCTTGCTGATCGGCGCTAACCGGGGTGCTGCGGTTCCTGCCAACTTCGGAGCCGAGGGCTCGGGCCAGGACGGCGGCTTCCTGGTACCACCGCAGTTTGCGCAGGAAATTTTCCAACTCTCTTTAGGGGAGGACTCCCTCTTGCCGATGACCGACAACGTCGAGATCACGGGCAACACCATGGCGTTTCCCAAAGATGAGACCACGCCCTGGGGCACCAACGGCATTCGCGCCTACTGGCAAGGCGAGGCAACGCCTGCGGCAGGGACCAAGCCGGTCCTGGGTCTGTCCAGCCTGCGCCTTAAAAAGCTGATGGCCTTGGTGCCAGTGACGGACGAACTGCTGGATGACACCAACGCGCTTTCAACCTATCTGCCCGACAAGATCGCCACCTCGATCCGCTGGAAGACCAACGAGTCCATCCTCTTTGGCTCGGGCACTGGTGTGCCTATGGGTTGCATGAGCGGTGGCTCGACGGTGACGGTGGCCAAGGAGACCGGGCAAGCCGCACAGACGCTGCTTGCCCAAAACCTGGCCAAGATGATCTCGCGCCTGCCCCCAGGATCGTTTTCCAAGGCGGTCTGGATCGTCAACAACGACGTCTTGCCCGCGCTCTTTACGCTCACCCTGGGCAACTACCC